AGTTCCTCAACTCAGGAAGGTTCGCAGCAATCCTACTTTCCATCCTTAAGTCGTGATTACCTGCTGTCCAGATTCTCTTTGAGTTGGGAGAGGCTTCTAAAATCTCTTTAGACCTGTCCTGGACTGCTTCTATTTCCTCTGCGACAGAAGGTTTAGACTCCCATCCAATAGACGGAAACCGGCTAATAGAAGACCCGTCAAAAGCATCACCATTCCAGATTAAAGCAAACGGTTTTAACTTTTTGGCTAAGTAAACAAAAGCCCTGTGCATAACAGGAATGTTATCCGGCCAGTAATGTTGATCTCCGGCTACTAGAATAATCCCGTTCTTTACTTTTAACTTAACCTCAACGCGGTCAGCAGTGACTAACATTGACTGGTCGTATTTTTTCCTATGAAGCACGTCTACTGTAGGAAGAACTATCCCAAGTCTTTTTTCTATACGCCTACGTCTTGACCGCACATTTGCTTCATGCGAATCAAGATGTTTTGCGACCTCTGAAGTAGATTTATATTTATTCCATATTTCAACGAATTCTTTATCACTACATGGTTTCTTCATATGCCACCGTTCCATCCCATTTCTTTGCAAACTATCTCAGCAAGAGCCTCAAAGTTCGCGTCGTGTAAGTGATGATCGCAGTCCGCGTTCTGCTCAAGCGCAGCATGGATCATTTCATGTGCGACTATCTTTAATACTTGTTCGATTGTTTTTGCTTTTTTATTTACTACTAAGACTTGATCCGGCCAGTAATAAAGCCCCCAAAACCTATCCATGTTGAGAGCTTTAAACCTTACTTTAACAGGAAGTCGTATGTCTTTGAAAGCAGTCTTTTTTAGAAGATTGTAAGACGCTTTAATAGACTGTTCAGTAACAAGCATGTTACCCCATTAGATATATACTTCGCTCATCTTTGCGTCTTTTAACTAAACCAGGCAGTTCCCGACCACCGGCTTTAGTCCACATCATAAACGAATTTGCTGCGCCCTCAAAATCACCCCGATTATGTTTCATCCTGATACTAGACCTTTGAAGGTTCCCTAGTCCTACATTGAAACTAAAGGAAACCAGCGCATCAAAGCGAGACTGAGTAAGATAATTAGGGCACAGTCTAAGAACACCCCTCTCAAAACGCTGTAAATCGTCTTTAAGCAGCTTGTCCACTTCATCTGGTGTCAGTACCCTATCCCAACCCTCCGGTATCGCCAGAGCCTTCCTATCCTCGAATTTGACGGATATATGCGAAGGATCTATTACGTGGCCAACCCCGACAGTCCATAAAAGGGCTGGACAGCGGTATGGTTTTAACTTAATACCCTCATGGTGCTTAATAACCCTAATGGCTTCAGGGCTTACGTTCATTTTTGGATTTACACTTGTCAAAATGATATCTATACATATTTCCACCACCGCCTAGTATATGGCAATGCGGACATTGAACTACCTTCCTTTTACCTCTACAAGCATTACTTAACTTTTCTTTATATCCTGGATTTGCTAAACGTTTTTTTGCTCCTTCAATATAATTTTTTGGATTTCTTTTTGTTCCAGATGATCCATTCGCATGAGGAGCAAGGTTATAAAGATTATCGTTTATGAACATAGATAAAAATTCTGTTTCTATATCTCTTGCTTCCTCTATTGTAGAAGTTAAACACAAAACTTTAAATTCAAACGCATCAAATCCATATTTAAGCGCATCTTGTGCATAACATTGTTTTTGATAAAACTTTCCTGTTTTTATGGCGCTTTTATGAGAACTTAAACGTCTATTAATGTTAGAACTACTACCAACATAGGCTTTTCTTGTATGTTTATTTATTACTGCATATATTCCAATCATTTTTGAAATGCCCTTGTTCCAAAATGAAAGGCAATAACTGATGCCCAAATTGTTTGGGTATCATCATTCCATAATTGATCTAAAACAACAGTAAACTCTGCGCCCACTTTCACTGCATAATAGAAGCCAGCAATTTCTACAAAACAGAATAACAAGAAAAGACCATAAGTAATTGCAGGACGCACTGATGCACGAAGATTGACAACCCACTGACTCGCATTTTTACCAATTTCAATGTCGTGCTTGTAAAGAGACTCACGCTCTTGAACAGCAGTCTGTAGGGCGATCTGGTCAGTCCTGATTTCCTCTACTTTCTGTTGAGACAAGAAGCCTAATTTCATAGCCTCTAACTCTTTCTCCCTCTGAATTTGAGCCAGAGCTAATTCATGCTTTTTATCTGATTTATCCTGGAAGAAATCCAGCAGTTTAGGAAGTCCACCAGCTAAGAAAGACGTAAGAGTAGAAATTAAGGTAATCATTGTTTATCTCGTTTGTTAAACAATTCAAATAGTGTTTTAATCTTTTCCTCTAAGACTGCAACACGCAAATCCAGCTTCGCAAGGACAATAATCAACGTAATAATTGCAAGGAGTATCGGCCAGCCTTTAGTAAGAACCTCAAAAGTATCCATTATTTAACCGTTTTCTTGCGTTTTACAGGTTTGGTAATACTCGCTTTAATTCCGAGATATAAATAACAATACGCGATTATTGCGATACCTAAGTCTTTAAGAATCCACAAAGGAGCGTCAGCGTCACTAGGAGACACGCCTGTATGAATAAATTGGACATTCCTAAAAGCCTGACAAACAAGACCCACAACAGCAACAATTAAACCTATCTTATGCCAAGCAGGATATAGGCGCATCCTCTCAGACAATGCACCGCAAAATATAATTACTGCTGCTGTAAGATCAATAAACGTGACTAAGTAAAATAAAGCGGTAGAACTCATTTACGCGGCCTTTTAACTTTAGCCTTACCTCTGAGTTCATTCGCTACTTGTAAAATGTCTTGGTTTTCTCTTTTATCGAAGAAGTTTGCGACGAGTGATATAACACCGACAGACAGAACACCGATACAATAACCAATACCCAAAGCAGTATCCGCTTCATTTATATCTACCCCTAGTTGCTTGGCTACCACACCACCTAAAGCAAACGCAGCAGCCACAGCAATGCCACCGATAATTGCTCCAGCAGCAAGTTTGCCATGTTGATGAAGTTTCTTAGGTTGCCAAAAAAACGAGATAGATAAACCACCAAAGAATCCTGCGATTCCGGTGAGTGCTTTACCTGCGGATAAACTACTGCCGATTGTTGATATTGGTTCGCCCATAAATATCTCTATTTAAAAGTAAAAGTACTGGTATCAAATTGGTCTTGCTGAACCTTTGCTCCAGGCATCTGTTCGGCAGTAAATACGTTTACAAGAGGCTCCACGGCCAACTTGGTAAAACCAGTCGGAGAAATAACAGAATCTTTAGCTTTAGAAAGCAGTGAAATAGCCTTTGCGCCTTTAGGATCAAGAACTGCTTTTGCTACTTGACGCTGAGATAAAACAAGTGTTCCTCCAACAATAGCCGCATTGCCTAGATTCTCCCTTACTTTTTCTTGTTGTTCTGGAGTAAGAGTAAAGTAATATCCAGCTCCAATGGTTACGGCAGGTACAGCAGCGCGGCGAATTGCTGTTGCGGCTTGCATCTGCAAACCGGCAGACGTTTTAAATCCAACATTTCCAAGTTTTGCGGCAGAAAGCATATCTTTAATGGCTTTATCCTGAGGAGTATTAGCCATCAAAATGTCGTATGTATTTTTAACGGGAGAGCCTTTCTTTTCTAACTCCTCGCCTAACCGAACAATACCTTCAGGTGAGTTAATCATTGACTCAAGATACCCATATCTAAGAGCATCAAGAACCTTACCTGACGGTTGTTTTGTTAAAGTTCCGGCAGCGGCAACAGATTTATATAAATCAAGGACTGGAGTTTCATTACCAGCCTTAAATAAATATGCGCCGACTTCTTCAGGATTTTTCGCAATAGCCTGAACAACAGAATCAGTTTTTAAACCCTGTACACCTTCTCTATAAGTTCTGGTTACATCAAGATATTTTTTGTAAGTTTCGGGATTTAATGTTTTATTTAATACCAATTGTTTTGCAGAAAAATCCATTGCCTTATCAAGCTGATCTATAAGAGAAGTAATGGTTTCTGATGCCCTTGAATCTTTTTCTGAAGCTACAGCAGAAGCGTATTTATCCCTGTTCTCAGCTAAAAAACGAGAGCGAATGTTGTGAAGAACAGGTATGTCTAAGTTATTAGGAAGATTCTTAATTTCGTTAAGAATAGACCGCTGACCAGAGGTAAGTGCTGAAGGTTGTTTTAATTGTTCATCAGCCCACCGTTTAACTCCAAAAGTAGATACTTTAGAATCAACGTCTGAAAAGATTTCTTTATAAATAGGGTCTACAGCTTTACTTAAACTATCTTGACCTTGTTTAATAAAGTTCTGTAATACTTCACCAGAGGCACGCTGTGAAGAAATATTGGTACGAAGTGCATAATCAAATTCTGGAGATTTAACAAGAGATTTAAGAATATCCTGCGACCCAGACATTAACGCATCGTTAATCTCTTTTTGCTTCGCTTCAAATAAACCCCTAGTTACTGGAGTATTCGTATATTGTTCTATTGCGCTGAATAAATTGTTTCCAGTCCGTTGAGCAAGTGGTAATGACGAGCCGTACTGTTCTAAAAACTGTTGAGCAGCTTTAGTTGCATCAGGAACTTCTTTATTTGTAAATCCCAAGAAATCAGAACCAAATCTGATTGTTTTGCCAAGTCCTTTAAGAACAAGATTTCCACCCAAATCCCATGCTGCTTCCTCAATTCCAGCTTCAGCAATACGAGGAACAGACACTGGCTCCTTACGAAGTTTTTGCTCAACAAACTCACCAAGAGCGCCGCCAGCTAAAGCCCCTTGTGCGCTTCCAGCAAGCACACCTAAAGGGCCAGCAGGAGCACCAGCAATACCACCTGCAATGGCGCCGCCAAGACCAATAAGCTCTTGACCACCTAAAGCGGCTCTAGGACGATACTCTGGAGACATGACAGAAACACGCTCATCACCTTCTATTGCGGTAGGTGTTTGCGGCCTAAATACTTTATCTTCAAAAGTGAATCCAGATGTATCAAACATATCAGCCATTATTTGACTCCAAGTTCACGTTTCAGGGAGTTAATTTCTTCGCCTTCTGCTTGTGTTCCCCTGCCACCCCTTGATTTTACGGTGTCATACAGAGTTTGAAGTCTGTTAAGTTTATTCTGGAATTCAATTCTTTGATCTGCTTGATTAAACCCAATAAGAGATTTTTTTTGAGAACGATATTCTTTAGCTTTATTGTATGTATATTCATTCTCTGAAATATCTTTTCTAAGAAGATTAACAAGATTTACGATTGTTTCAGGTTGTTGCAACGAATTAGGTGCTGTTGTTATAAGTCTATCCAGCTCTTTTGCGGCAAGAGAACCAGGGAAATTTTTAACTAATGGGAAAACATATCTAGTACTCATTGCATTGACCAGTTCCGTATTAGATGCAGCCTTTTTTAAATCATCACTAACAGGCAATCCAAGTCCGTCAAGAACTTTAATAAAAGATGTTTTAGTGTCAGCAAGTGTTCCAGTAAATGAATTCTTTAAAGCGGAACTTAAATTATCTAAGTTTCGTTTAGACGATACACCTGCCGCAACAGCGCCCCCTAATTCATCCATATTTTTGGCAGAAAACTCTCCTTCCTTCGTGCCCTCTGCTTTCAATCCATAACCCAGAGCTTTACCAAACCTTTCAAAGCCCTTTGCAATTCCTTCTCCAATTTCTTCGCCAGTACTTTTCTTTTCAACCCTAGCATTAACTGCTTTCATTTGAGGTTGAGTTAATTCAGAAAAAGGTTTTCCATATAATTCACGTGCAACGCGTTCTGCTTCTGCACCAAAAGAAGGGAGCTTTTCAGGTTTTTCAAATTCCTTTAACTGCGCTTGAATCGAAGCAATTGCTTCAGACCTGCCTTCTGTTTCTTCTGGCAAAGCCTTAAATTTTTCTAAGTTTTGTTTAAGTGAAGCAATAAATAAAGGTTTTTGTATACCTTCTGGAATTGGTTGAGTGCGTTCGCGCGTTGCAGTAGCAACTCTTTGCGACACCAAAGCACCAGACTCAAGTGTTTTCCTGTACAAATCACTCAAGGCATTAGCTAAACGCGGAATTCCCATTTCAGATGCTCTTTTGGCTCCTTCAGCAATAGACTTTGGATCTGTCTGGTCAATACCGCTCAAAATCTCTTGTTGTTTAGCAATCATCTGTAACTGAGGGTCTTCAGCACCTAACAAAGTGCCAATCCCGCGACCAAGACCCATGCCAGCGGAATAGAATCCAGCAGACGCTTGTTCTAAAGGGCTGAGTCGAGCAAACTGCATTGCTGCCTTCTGATCTTCTTCGGCCCGAGAGCGCTGATACATCTCAGGAGTAAGACCGAATAAACCGCCTATGATTGAGTCTTGTGCCATGATTAATGTCCTTCCAATCCGCCGAGGGCGAGAGGATTGTAACTTCCACCAGAAAAGTCACTTACATAAGGATTTCCAGGCATACTTGGTAAGTATGAATACGGATCAAA